CTAAGGCAATTGCTTTTGATTATTTAAAAATGTTTGCTGGATCTATTCCAGGTACAACATTTAACGAAACTGAATTAAGATGCGACTTACCTAACGGCTCCAGGATAACTTTATTATCTTCTGAGGCGGGAGATAGTTTAAGAGGTTTATTTTTAGACGGAGTTTGCATCGATGAGACAGCGCAGATTGAGCCTAAGTTATGGAATGAAATAATTAGACCCGCTCTTTCTGACAGAAAAGGTTTTTGTTATTTTATTGGAACTCCCGCTGGCATGGGAAATTTGTTTTACGAATTATACCAATATGCTTTAGGCGATCCCAAGTGGATGACTTATACGGCTAAGGCAAGTGAAACTAAAATTATAGACCAGGAAGAGTTGGATGCAGCTAAAGCTCAGATGGGAGATACAAAGTATCGACAAGAATTTGAGTGCGATTGGATTGCCAATATTGAGGGATCCATATATGGAAGTATTATAAAAGGTTTAGAAGAAAAAAAACAACTAACCAAGATTGGTTATGATCCAGCTTTAGAAGTACATACAGCATGGGATTGCGGAGTTGATGATAGTACAGCAATAACTTTTTTCCAACTATTAGGGAACCAGGTTATGGTTATTGATTATTATGAGAATAGACGAGAGGGTCTGCCTCATTATATTCAAATGATAAAAGACAAAGATTATATTTACGGAGAGCATTATGCTCCACACGATATGCAAGTACAAGAATTTTCAACGGGTAAAACCAGAACCGATGTAGCTTACCAATTGGGAGTTAGGTTTAGAATTTTACCGAAGTTATCTTTAGAGGATGGTATTCACAGTTTAAAAATGCTTTTACCGAGATGTTGGTTTAATGTAGAAACAACCCAACCTTTAATAAATGCTTTAAGACAACACCATCGAAAGTATAACGAAAAAATGAAAATGTTTTCGAATAAACCAGTTAAAGATTGGTCATCACACGCTTGCGACAGCGCAAGGTATATGGCTCTTTCAATTTCTGATTTACCGAATAAAAGCCGACCCAACCAAAAAACAACAATGAACGAATACTCAATACACGGAGAATAAATATGGGATTTTTAAAACCAAAGATACCAGCGATGCCAGCTTTGCCGCCAGTACAGCCTTTGCCAGAACCACCATCATACGAAGATGCGGATAGAGCTGCTGCCGAGGCAGCTAAGAGAGCAAAATTAAGAGCATCAAGAACTGGAAGATCATCAACTATTCTTACTGGAACAGATGGATTAGAAGATGACGATAGTAAAATTTCTAAAAAAACTTTATTAGGAGGATAGATGCCTGGACATTATGGTCACTCACATTCAAAAAAATCAACTTCTGGAGGTAGCAGCGGAAGAGGAAGAACTGACGCTGGACCAAATAGAACCACAGCATATAAAGCTGGAGTAGGTAATATAACTGAAAGCGGAAAAAAAACTGCACCTTATCAATCCAATAATCCAGATGCTTTTAGAAATAGAGGAGCTACAAAAATTAAAAAAGGAATTAAAACTCCATCAATAATAGTTAATACTGCGGCTAGTTTTTTATCAACACCTTTACAAAAAGGTTCAGTAATAACTAGAGATTTTTTTACGGATAAAGTTTTATCTTCTAAAAGAGGAGATTATAAAAATTTAGATAAACTTAAATTCAGCAGCTTAAACAAAGCTGAACAAGAAGATATTTATAAAGAATATATAAGCAATAGACACGATAATAAAATAGATGCTTATGGCAATCCTATAGGTGGATGGAGAAAAGAAAAAGTAAAACATAAAAGAGCAGATGGTACTTACGAGCTTAGAGATGTTTGGATGGGTGGTAATGATAACAATGCTAACAATACTCTTCTATCTCAAGAACCAAAGTCTGGTGTTGTGACATCAGATGGTATAGTAGGATCCAACGCAGTTATAACAGAGAAAGAATTACAAGCAGAAAAAAATAAAGAGGGTGGAATTATTTTAGCCAAAAAAAGAGGAAGATCTGAAATGATAAAAACTTCCTCAAGTGGTTTAGTAGATGAAGATAATTTAATTTCTAAAAAAACATTATTAGGATAGTTATGGGTGGAGTTAGAAAACAAGAAGTAAAAGAAAGAAACGAGGCTAACAAATATGTTGCTCGACCCGAAAAATTAAAAGGCGCAAGAGATACATACGAAAGATTAACTGGCAAAAAAGCTAGACCAGTAGAGCAAGCTGGTATGTTTCAAGATATGACAGATTTAGAAAAAAATAAATATAGAGCCTTAATGGCAGAAGATAATAAAAACAAAAAATCAAAACTAGGATAAGGAGAAAGTTATGGGAGGAGTAGCAAGAAAATTAGCACCGAAACCGCCAGCACCACCAGCACCAGTTTATATCCCAGCGCCAACTACTGCTGAAATAGACCAGGGAGCCATGTCAAAAGCAGATATGTCAAGAGGTAAAGGCAGATCTTCTACTATTTTAACTGGAGCTAAAGGTTTAGGAGATAACAAACTAACAACTTCAAAAGCAACTTTATTAGGAGGATAAATGGCAATAGATAAAAAAGCCAAACAGATTTTAGAAAAATACAATACTCTAAAATCACAGAGACAGACATGGGAAGATCATTGGCAAGATATTGCAAATTATTTTTTACCTAGAAAATCGAATATCACTTTAAAAAGAACTAAAGGCGATAAAAGGCACGATCAAATATACGATGGCACAGCTACACACGCTTTAGAATTATTATCAGCTAGTTTAAATGGTATGCTAACCAACACTATATCTCCGTGGTTTGTATTAAAATTTAGATCTGAAATGATGAACGATGACGATGAGGCTGTTGAATGGTTAGAGAGCTGCGCAAAAGTTATGCAGCAAGTATTTGCTAGATCAAACTTCCAACAAGAAATTTTTGAATTATACCATGAGCTGTTAGCATTTGGTACTTCTGCAATGTTTATTACAGATGACTTTAAAGATGATCTAAGATTTAAAACAATTCATATCTCAGAAATTTTTATAACTGAAAATGAGCGAGGCATGGTAGATTGTTTGGTAAGAAGATTTCAAGTAAAAAATAAAAATATTCCCGCAATGTATCCAGATGCGGTTATTCCACCAGCTTTAGCATCTAAAATTCAATCAGCTCCTTATGATGACACTTTTATAATTCATTCAGTACAAGCATCAGAGAATGCTATGGGTTATGAAAGTAATAAGAATATGGATTTTATATCTTGTCATGTCCACGAAGATACTGGGATTATGTTAAGAGAAAGTGGATTTAGAGAATTTCCTTATGTGGTTCCTAGATATTTAAAATCATCTTCAAATGAAATTTACGGAAGATCTCCAGCAATGAATGCTTTGCCAGATGTTAAGATGTTGAATACAATGTCTAAGACAACTATTAAAGCAGCTCAAAAACAAATAGATCCACCTTTAATGGTTCCAGATGATGG